AATTTCATCCGCTTCTTAGTGAACGCCCCGTTCTCATTACAGGCGTCGATAAATTGGAAACCAGCATTATCAATTATAATCATCTCTAAATCAAATGCGTCGGTTACATAATCCATGTAAGCAATATGATCCTTGAGGTCTGCACCCGGCACCGCATAGTTGTGGACCAAGGTTGAGCTGTATGGGTTTTCTTCGTCCAATTCCATAACGGCCATAGCAAAGAAGTCAGAGCTTGGACTATTGGAAAATGATGGGTCAATACCTAATATGTATTTTTTACCTTCTTCTCCGCGTATTTTAAGAGTTGGAAACTCTCCATCGGGAACCGTACATTGATGCATCTTCTTCGCGCTAAAGTAAGAATCGCTGCCATCAGTAAACTGAGCGCAATACTCACGCTGAAAACTAGAATGACTTTGCCCACCGCTTTGGGCTTCTTCGATGATAGTTGGATCGATCATCTCCGTAGGTAAAGATTCGTAACCCATTTGGGAAATAAAGTAAGTAGCATCACTATTGTCTTTGCTGTAAATTTTCTCCATCCACTCTTTGTATTGACGGTAAAGATTTTCAAACGTATAACTAGCTGAAGAGAGAGCGATCATTTTAGAGGTGTTTTCAAAAACGAATCTATCCTCTTCTTTCATGTGCCCGTCTTCTATGAGCTTATCCTCCATCTCCCTTATCTGCAAGCGCTCTTTCATGTTCTGTGGCGCAACCAAAAATGGCATCAGTACAGTAGAGATAATATCTTCCGGAAGCAGGAGGTACTCGTCAAGCACCAGCACGTTGGCGCGGAAACCACGAATCTTTTCGCCGTTAAGTGGGATGGCCGTGATTGACCCTCCGTTAATTAACCATTCGAACTGATCGTTGCGTTTAGCTTTAGCCCCAAAGCATTGAGCTAATAACTCAGCCTCTTTAGATTCCACCAACTTCTCTAAGTGATTAAAAATAAACCGAGCAGTACGAAAGGTTGGGCCAGCAATAAGTATTTTAGTTCCAGGTTCGAACAAGCACTGAAGGAAGCAGAAAACTGAGGCAATAAAAGTTTTACCACAACCACGACCCCATACACACATAGAAAAATTTCTATTAAGCATGCCTTTTAAAGTTACCTCTTGGAAGGGAGCTAGTTTAAGGCCAGATATAAGCTCGGTAGTAAAACCCAAATTAGCTCTTAAAAATCTAGCCAAAGATATTTTAGCGTCCTTATCGTTCAGCTCTCCTTTTAAAGATAAGAACTCATCATTTAAGTTAGGAAACTTCTGCTGCTTGTATTTGTCTGGGCAATACCACATTATAACATCTTTTTATCGTAAGCTAGTTGTAGGTCAATATTTTTATAAACGCAGTCGCATGTAAATATTTTTTTAATAGTCTCGGAAGCCTCCGTGCGCCCTTTAACAAATAAAAATTGGAGATGGGGATATGTCTGAATTAGTTTTCTAACATTATGAAATATGTAGTCGGGAGTAACCTTAGTTTTTTTGTATACGTGTGGAAGGTAGTTAAAACCCATACAATTACTAAGGCTCTCCTCAACTAACACAATCAACTGCGCTTCGGCTTCCGCCGCTCTTTCTATCTCTCGCGTAAATCTATCGTAGCCGCCACTAAGGGTGCCGATAAAGTCTCCTATTGCTTTTCTTTCTATATAGCAGTTGCAAGTAGCCTCTCTGTTGTTGAGGGCGTAATCACCAAACTTAAGAGTTTTAACTTCAGTCTCAATACCTTTAAATTTAAGCGGTAGTTTTTCTCTAGTATCGATGTATATCTTGTAATTAGGATCGTCTTCTATATTACCGTAGGAAACTTTGGTGGGATTATGAAATCTATTTTTATAACCTATAGACTCGCATAGTTCATAGTAACTGCCAAACAGCTCATTGTAATAATGGACGGGTGGACTCAGTATGGTTCTAAGCTCTACTTGGGTCGGGGCATAAGTTAGCTCTTTCTTTTCTTTGCGGTTAACGAGAAGTTCCTTGCAGTAGGCTTTGGCGTCCTCAGCGGAGGCTTCTTTGAGCCACTTCTTGAGGGTGATGCGAGAATTAAAATCTGAGCTCAAATACTGATCTTTATTTTTAAACTTAATTATAGAGCCGTCATGTTTATCATAACGAGCATAATAGGTTTGATAGTATTCAGCAACCCTTAACTTGTGAGCTTTTAAATGAGCGTGAAGTTGTCTATCGCTCTCAAACTCTTTTCCACATACAGCGCATTTAACCATTTAATACCTCGTCCTCCCCCATACCCATTATTCTAGCTTTTACCTCGTCCATTGACGAAAGCTTTTGTATTTCGTCCTTAACGGCTTTCTTTCTGAGCTCTGCCAGTTTAATTAGTTTTTTCCTAGATTCTTCCTCTTTCCACATCTCTACTAGATTAATAATACTAGCGTTTGCTTTGATTTGATTTTTGAGTTTGTCTGAGCGTTTTTCTTTTAGGTCGCTAAGTAGTTTGTGCTGTCGGCCAACGCACTGGTTGTATTCTGTTTGCGCTGCGCTTATTGCGTTTACTAGACCCATAGCGACTCGTCTACCTTCGGTATCTTCTGCTGACACATCTAGCAATTGCTGTAGCCTCTCTGATCTAGCCTGAATAGTGGAGCCGATGACAACCTCTGTGGCCAATACTATATACTGATCAACTTCTTCTTGGGTTAAATCAGCTTTGTCATATGTATAACGAATAAAACAACTTTCGTATAAAGTCCTATCAGTGGTGGTTGTATACGTCTCCATCTGGTGGACAAATCTATAAGTATTAAGATATCCCATTAACGCCTCTATACCCCTACGATGTTTGGGGCTGATTTTCTTTTTGTCAATTTTTGGGGATATATATTGGTTAGCCCGGAGAACGGTTTTATCAAATGACTTGGGCGGTAGGTATTCGTTTGTTTCGGGGATGTCGTTTGTGTCTTGGGCTACGGTAATGGCTGGGTCTAAAGTCTTTATATATTCGTTGACAGCTCTAACTTCTGCATGTAGATTGGTTAATGTATTGTCTCCATATAAAGCTTGACCTATATGCACCGAACTCATGAGAGTTACGTTGTTTTCTATAAATTCTTTTTGCACATCCGTAAGCTCTATCACTTTTGGGTGGTAAACATGAGCCCCATCCGCAGATACGCCGTGCTCCGCTAGATAAGCCTTTAGCTCTCTAGCCTCTTTGGTTCTACCGTCTACGTCATCCCTGTCTGGGTAAGCTACGGCAATAAGTTCAGCTAGAGAAGGAGGATTTTCTTCCCCTCTTTCCTGCCACAACTGCAAGGCGTTCATATGCCTTTGATCTAGAGATAACTCGTCCATAATTAAAATATATCAACATCACCCTTACTAATCAATTCTTTAGCCTTTTTTAGTATGCTTTTTTTAATGTTTTTAATCTGCTTATAACCCGGCAACCTATTTTTTTCTGAGGTTTTATATCCCATCTTTCTAGCTACTTGATCTTCTGTTAAATGATCAATATATAAATATCGATATACTTGCCACTCATTAACTTTGAGGACTCCCCTCATTTTTTCATGCAATTTCTCAGCCGCTAACTCTACATCAACTCCATCGGATGGTATAGAGTGAATCTCTTTAGTGTGATTTTCTAAAGATAGTGGTAATTTAGTATCGTGAGCGCGTTTTTTAGTTTTTTCCCATTGAGCATACAAAGGGCAGGCGTTGCATTGCTTTTCGTATATCGTACATAGATCAGTAGATTCAGCAGCAGCACATCTTAGGCAGGGTCTAGTAAAGTTTCCATAATTATTCCTGATCAAGTTTTTAATTTGATTGGTTATGATTCTATTTATCCAAGGAGCCAAAGGTTTTGCGTTATCATACAAATGCCACTTTTTGTATATGTGTAAACGCAGAATTTGAGATACGTCATCAAAATCCATCCAAGCTAGAGCTGTAAGATTCCACTTACTCCTCCTTTTGATTATTTCAGTATTGATGACGTCTATGCTCTCTTCAAATGTCGGCTTCTTTTTTCTGGGCATATATTATCCGGAATTCTGACGCCCTCTAGTTCCAGCCTCTTTTTGGAAATCTTGGAAGAATTTATCCGCTTGATTTTTCAGAGTTTTTTTACTGGGTTTTCTGCCTCTTTTTTTAGGCGTTGCTTTGGGGTCGTTGTTTTCTTGGCTCGCTTCTACTGTACCTACAACATCCCCCATTTGTACGCCCTGAATTTTGCCCGATTCTATTTCTACGTCTAAGCCCTGTATATCTGGAACTTCCTCAAACTCCAATTCTTCTATCTGATTTTCTTCTTGGACCCTGATGCCAGGTGAAAGTTCGGGCGTAGGCATGGGACCGCTAGCTTTTGAGTCTCCAAAGGGTTTTCCACAATTTTGGCAGAAATTAGGCTTTTTACTAACATAACTGTTTGGACTTCCGCAGTCTGGGCAATAAATCTTCATAATTATTATATTTTTTTGTAAAAGGTTGTCAAATTAAATGTAATTATAAATACACATGAAAAGAAAAGATTCTTTCGTGTTTAGAACCGACAGGCGTATTAGATACGAGCTTTTGCTTAAAAAACCCCATAAATGTTACAAAGCTGAGGGTATTTGTTATGATCCCTCCGAACAAGAACCAAAGATTTTCATCAACCCAGACCAGCCAGAAAAGGAAGTTTTAAACACTATAGTCCACGAAATGGCCCATGCGTTTTTTTGGAATGCTACCGAAAAAACCGTAAGTAAATTTGGCGACACCGTAGCAAGACTCCTATATAGAGAAGGGTGGAGGAAGGTAGATAAAACTACCCCCCGTAAAAAAGAATAGAATCAATAGGAACGAACAGTTGACTGTTCGTATTTTTTTTATTCGTAATTATAAATAATTAAAGATAATTATTCGATATCTCGAAACTTCCTGACTAGGAACTTTACAAGTTCCGAGCGCATAATGTCCTCTTCGCCAAATTCGAAATAATACACTCCATGATCTAAGTATTCATCGTTAGAAAACATAGAGCTGATAAGAGATTGACACCCTCCGATATGATTTGGATTTTTTAGGTCTGTTTGCATTGGGTCCGACAAAACGAATGCCTTACTCCCCTCACCCAAGCGGGTAAGAACAGTAATGATTTCTTTAGACGTACTATTTTGCGCCTCGTCTAGAATGACAGCTTTCGCTTGCCAATTCATACCTCTAGCAAAATTAACAGGGAACATAGAAACTCTATCCTGCTCGACAAGCTTCTCAGGCTTGACTGTAGTCAAAAGTTCATCTAATTTATCCAAAAATGGTAAATTATAAAACTTAAGTTTCTCTTCTGCGCTACCCGGCAAAAAGCCTAGTGAGTTTGCGCTGCTCTCTACTGCTGACCGCAAGTAAAGAATGTTATTGATTGTTTTCATGTTGAGCATCTGTAACGCGCAGTAAACAGACAACAAGGTTTTCGATGTTCCTGCTGGGCCGTTAACAAACACCACTTTAGTAGATGGATGTAATGCTATCTTAAAAAATTCTTTTTGTTTTTCAGTCCAAGGTAATTGGTTTAATTTAATTTGAGTTTTGATGGGATTAGGAGCAATGTATCTTTTTGGTGAATAATCTTCCACCTCTTCCACTACTTCTTTGCCTCCTCGAATCTTTAACTTCCCCGCGCGGGGTCCCTTTTCTTTAGGCATGTTAAAAGATATTACACACAAATGGGTGTAATTTCCAATAATGAAACCTGAACCTACTAAATGGTTAGCTTGGGTGCTAGCCATTAGTTTTATATTTTTAAATACAAGTTGTGGACTGCTTCACAAAGAAAAATTCAAAAAAGAAGATGGACTGTACATCCGTCATTACCACTCATGTGGTCCTGACTCTATTCAAGACGCAATTCTAAAATTAGAAAGAAAATTAGTTAGCCGCAAATCTATCAGTAAAGACATTCAATCAACAGGTAATACTAGTAGGTTATTATTAGCGTCATTTGATTACAGAGCATTAGAGATTACTTTTCCCTGTGAGTTAAAAAAATATCTAAACAAAAGAGGATATAATATACAAGAAGTTAGTTTCGACTCTTTAAAGGAAGGAGATGTTGCAATAGTTCTTGTAAGAGGCTCTAACTTGCTCAAGGAGTGGCATTGGATAACGTATCCGACTCACTCAAAAGAATATATCAAAAATTTCTTTTCCAGCACCGAAGTTATCAGCGTTTTAAAGATTACTTCTTAACGGCGTGGTACGCCATTCTGTCACCGTTGGATGGAACCACTTTCTCTACGTGGAATCCTAAAGACTGTAACATCTGAATAACACAAGTGTTATTTGGTCCCCACCAATTAGTGGGATCGTTATTCAGTTCTTTGTTTGGATAGAACGCCATTAGTGGCATGGGTCTACCTAGTTGGTCTTGATCAGGAAAACCGCTCACATGCGTTTCTACGAACAGTATGCCCCCTTCTTTAACTAGGTCTGCAACCTTATGTAAAGACAAATAAGGAAATTTCATATGATACAAAACACCTGGATACAATACAATATCAAAAGAACCTAAATCTTCAGGCGATGACTCCATGATGTCTTGTGTTACGTATTTTACTTTAGAGCCAAGAACCTCTTTAGCTATAAGAAAACCCTTTTTAACATCAACATCTAACGCTGTTACTTCTTTAGCGCCCTTTTTCTCTGCGTAAAAAGAAAAATATCCATCCCAAGCTCCAATATCTAGCACCGTTTTACCTTCAAAGGGTATAAGATCAAATTTCCACATCTCACCCTTTAGTTCTGTGGGGTCAGGGCCATTAGATACAACACCATCACCAAAATCTATTTTATGCCACCATTTTTTATGGCTATCAACTAGTTCTTTTTTTTCTTCTACCGTCATTGAAAGTCTTTTATGTTACTAAATTCATGTTCTACTACTCTAATGGGATATCTATGATCTCTAGACTCATATACAGACACGTATTCTTTAGCGTCCTCTTCCTTTCTAAAGTATCTTAATGAATTCCAGTGCAAATTATTCCACTGTTCCTGCACCTCGTAAAATTTATTTCTTGCACTCATGATTAAAGATTAAAGAATTTATGATTTTTAATTATTTTAGTGGGTTTCTTTCCTTTTATCCAATAAGGATAAGAATTGATATGACAGAAATGGTTAGCCCCGTTTGTAGAGTCAACTAACCTATGCCCCTTACTGCAAATATATCTAGCAAGTCGTCTTGCGTATGTGACCATCTCAGGGCTGGCTCTCCATAGATGCATTAAGTCTCTTTCTTTTTTGCCCGTCCAAACAGCGAACTGTCTGTGCTCTAGGCATACCTGCTTTGGCGTCAGGTTGCGTTCTAAGACTCTTTTCTGGATAACACACCCCACGGCAAACATGCCGATTTCTTTTTCACCACGCGCCTCTCCAAGTAAAGTTAGCGCGACGATTCTTTCTTCTTCTGTAAGAACCTGATCGGCGGGCAACTGAAACGAGCACAGCAATAAACAAGCAATGATTTTCTTCATGCTATAAGTTTATCAAACACTTGCTTATACGTCAATATCTAATTTAGCGCACATGATCTCATAAAATTCAAAATACTCCGGTTTAATGCTTTGTTTCGCTGCGCGAAGCTTCGCTTTAAGAGCCTCATACTTATATGCTGTTATGGTTTGTTTGTCAACCTTTACTTTTGTCGTAAAGACTTCATTGCATATGTACAGCAAGAGCCCCAATTCTGCGCCAGTTAGAGTTTGTATTTTATATTGGTATATCATTTTATAATTATCTATAATTATGATTCACTTTTTCTCGGGGAGATTGATATGCAACACCCCCCCCACAGCACAAGAGTACCCCCTATAATGCGATTTTGCAATAGGGCCACCTATGGGGGGGCACCTTGCTGTGAAATGCGTAATAAGTATAGTGCGATTTCATGCACAAGTCAAGTCTAATCTAAACCCTTTATGCCTTTTGGGTATAGTTTGGTGTTGACCTTTTCTCCTTTTTAAAATGGCTGTAAAATAGGTAATGCTGTGGTATAGTTTTTTCTGTCACTTCTAGGTCAGTTTTCCAAGTTCTCGTGCTTCAAGTGTGCTGTGAGAGTGTTTTTTATGTGTTTTTGAATGCTGCATGAAATACTTTGTAACCGGGCTGCCCGGCCGAGTGGCTACAGCTCTACCGAAAGGCCTAGGAAACTACTCGACCCCCATGCTATGGCGGGGGATACCACCCCCACCATAGGGGGGGTTACTCTCCAGTGATCAAGCAGATGGTAGACAGACAAACGAACACAATAAGTAAAGGTAAGAGTTCCATAATATAATCCTTGGTGTTTAGTTATAGAATAAAGAGTTGATGTCATACTCGCCGCTCTCGTCATAGATGTCATCCATCTCGGCAAAGTCATTGGCATCATTGTTCGGGCTGACTTCTTTAGCTGACCACACAAGGTCATCACGGGTAGAGAAGATTTTCAGCCAGTGCCCGCCGTACTCGAATGCCTGAGCCAGTGCGGCGTCGTAACCCTCGCGGGTGTGTGGGTAGGTGTGGAGCAGCTTGCTGCCGTCCCAGAGTGTGTATGTTGCTTTGTCGTTTCTCATAATGTGCTTATAGTCTATCACAGGAGGTGGGACATCCGTAGTCCTACCGAGTTGCTAACTCAATCTTTTTTATGATCATATCAACCGTTTGTTCTCCAGAGAGCCACTGTGTACTGTTGCGCTCTACAATGCGGCGGGCATGGG